ATCGCTTGCAAGAGTAGCGGTTTGTAATGGATTTAATTTATAAGTTTGTGCTGCAGCATTCGCTTTATTTTGCAAGTCCATAAGCGCCGCACTTTTTTGTTCAGGCGTGAGCGCTTTGTTACCAAGCGTTTCTTGCATTTGTCTTTGAATGTCTGCAACCGCAGCCTGCCCAGTGCGTTGGGCTTCAGCCTGCTGTTTTTCAGCAACCGTTTCTGCTTGCGTACTAAACATACGCTGCTGTTCCGTATCGCCCACACGTCCATAAAATGCTGCTTGCTTGCGCAGCGACTCTGGATCAGTCATGACTACTTGGGGACGAAACGCCATTGTAATAGGGCGCATAAGCCCTTGCCCAACAGACTGCCCAGCCGCGCCAAAAGCGCCGCCAATTTGCGACAACATTCCGCCAAGGTTGGCGCTTGCGTCTCTACCTGCCATGATGTTGCTCCTTAAATACCTAGGACTTGGCGAATGTCATCCCAAATGCTGCCACCGCTGCCCGCAATACCGCCAAGCGCCGTAGTGCCAGCGCTAACAAGATCGGCATACGTTTGACCAGCAGCCAGCTCAGCGTTAATCTGTGACTGTAGACCGCCAAGGCCAAGCTGTGCAAGGTAGCCAGCGCCAGTAAGCTGTCCCGTTTGCGCCATGTCGGCTGCTTGCTGACCAACCTGCAGCGCATTAAGCTGTTGCTGTAGCGGCGTGAAGGCCGTGGTGTAACCCTGTAGCCCAAGCGCTCCGCCACGCTGCGCAAGTTCTCCTAGCATGCCAGCGCCTTGCTGACCAAGCTGTGCTTGCTGCAAACCAAGCTGCCCAAGGTTAGTGCCAAGCTGCCCTTGAAGCTGACCTGCTTGCGTACCAAGCTGACCAAACTGGCTAGCCATGTTAGCACGGTTCATAGCTTCCTGCTGCGCCTGACCCATTGCCTGGAAGGCTGCTTGGTTCGTAGCCTCAGCGCGTGCACGGGCCATAGCGGCATCCTCAGCGGTGCCACCAAACTGTGACCCACGAACACCGCCCCTTCCCATAGCAAACTCACGGGCTTGCTGTGCGGCCTGTGCGCGCTGTAGTCCCGGCTCTTGCAAAGCCATAGCGCGCTCAAACACTTGCTGCTCACGGCCTGCAGTGTCCATCATGGCCTGCTGCATGGCTTGTTGTGAAGCCCCCAGCGCCCCGGCTTGCTGACCGGCTAGGCCAGCCTGCCCTGCTTGCATAGCGGCTAGCGCTTGCGCATAGGCGGGGTTGGTCATGGCTTGTTGTAGTGCCTGACCAGCAGCATCAAAGCCTGCTCCAGCGCCTCCAAACATACTCTGACCGGACTGCAGCATAGCCTGCTGCGGCCCTACGCCTACGTTCAAGCTGCCCGTAGGATCAATCGTAGAGCGTCCTAGACCCGTCTGTACGCCGTAGCCACGGAATGCGGTTTGGTCTTGAAGCTGCTGTCCAAGCTGGCGCATCTGCTCAGCGCCCTGCGCACCAGTTTTGCGAATGTCTTCCGACAGCGCATAGCCAGCAGCAGCACTGCCAGCACCTGCTAGCAAATCAAAAAGACTCATTTAGATAATCCTCCCGATGAGGGTCTGTACGTTAATTTCTTGAAGGCTAATCGTATTGCCATTAACCTCTGTGCGGAAACCAATGATCACTGACTCACCGCTACCTTTAGCGTTCACGCGATAGCGCTTAATGGTCGTTAAGCCTGGGCCGTATTCGTCGGTCTGGTTGAAGTACGCTACGTTGTACAACGCAGGCGCTTGGGCCGTAATGGTCAGCGCTTTGCTGTAATCAAGGCGCCCGCTATACCCCCACCCTGCGTAAGCTTGAGCATTCGACAGCGTAGACACAACCGTAAAGTCAATCTGCTTCACAAACTTAGTGTTAGCAGGCTGACCAAACGTAAACGAATTAGACTCATACTTAAACTCAAACGGCTCGTCGTTATAGTTTAGGCCCTCATCGTAAATAAATAGGCCATAGTCGCTAGCAGAACTTGCAAGCAATACGCGAGCTTCGCCAGCTACCTCGTAGTACATAGCGCGTTCCCAGATCGTATTGGTCCAGCGCGTCACCTTATTGCCACCCGTAACGCTAGGCGCTCGCATTTCAATAGCAAAGGCTTGTAAGTCGTTGCTGAAGTTGACAACCGTTAGGTTTTCATCAGGCCAGTACGACAACGAAATGGTAGACTTGTCTGCCGTAAGGGCAATGATGTCCGTGATGTCACGGCGTACGTTAGAAGTTAAGTCGCCAATCGGAGCAGACTTCTCTTGGATTGTGCGGCCCAGTGAGCGCACACCAGAGTCGTCAACAAACAGAACGTCAGAGCCGATGTTGGCAATGGCGTCACGGTTAACACAGCCAATGTTAGAGATGGTGTCTGCTAGCACAATACCGTCAGCGGCTGCTGGATCGCCCGTAGCTGCATTGTTATACACAAGAATAGACTGCCTGCCCATAACGAACAAAGCGCCGTTATGTGCTACAATGCCTACAATGCGATCCGTACCGGCAGGCCAATACTCATTGACGTTAATCAAACCGCCAGTGTTCTGCGGGTCTGCTGGCGACGTACGCCCATCGTACCATTGCGTAGCAATAAGCAAGTCGCTGTAGTAAATCGTTTGGTAGTCGCCGTCAATGCCGCTAACCCACAAGCGCCCGTAAGCAGCAGTCGCTACGTCACCGTTGATAGCTGCCGCAATAACGCCACTGTTGTCTTGAGGCTTAACGTAGTCAACGTCATTGGTGCCGGTGAAGAGCTTAGCAATAGTACTGCCGTCATACTCAAGGCACTCATTGCCAGCGCTGAATACGTACAGTTTGTCATTGAAGCTGACAATCTTAGCGTCAGCCAAAGCGCTGTCGTCGATAAGCGTCGGATAGCTAATCTCGTCCAGCTCGTACGTAGGGCCAGCGCTAGTGGTTAGCTTGCAGATAAAGTAGTCGTCTTGCAGCAGCGCATTGCTTGCATCGTATTGGTACACACCAACAGTAGCTAGCACATAGATAGTGCCATTAATGTTTCCGTGACCCATGCGGTGCGTTTTAATCTGCGTGTCCGCTACGCCAACCGCTGCGCTATACGTTACGTTAACCGCAGTGGTAAACTCCGTCCAGGGCTTGCGCGATCCAATACGACCAAACTTATCCACAACAGCATTGTCGGCCACAAGCGCAAAGCCAGGGTCTTGCTGAAGCGGAGAGTCTTCCGTGTTCAGCCCCTGAAAGCCCGGAGCGCTAACCGTAATGTTCTGTTGTTGCTGCGCCATTACACAGTCATCCAGATGTTGTCAAGATCGTTGAGCGAAGCATCCCATGCGATAGCGTCAGACAGATACACATTAGCTAAAGCAAACAATTCTGCTGCCGTTTGACCACCCACTTCGCCACGCTCGCGTGCCGCCATAGCTAGCGCGTAGTACACAACAGGCTTAGAGGGTACGAGAAGAACGTCAGCGGCTGCGCTTAGCTCAGCTTGACGCTTAAAGCCATATACGGTGTAGTTGTATACGGCATCAGGTTGCGGGAATAGCTGTAGTTGAATGTCGCCGCTAGCGTCAGTGCCGTTAACAGCATAATACTTTGGTTTGTTGTCGGCGGGCGTAGCGGCTTGCCGTTTGCGCAAGCTGTAAAGCGTTTCTTCCGTAAGCTCCGTTCCGTCATCCTTAACGATATACTCTATTTTACCATAATTCCCGGCATTTGTCAAGCTGTACAGGTTGTCGCCAGCGGTGGTTGCAATGGCCCAGTCAGAGCGCAGCGCATTCCATGTGTGTGCATCTTCGACAAGCTGCTTGGCATCGTTAACAAGCGACACAACCATCTCTGCTACGGGGTCATCAAGACCCGTTACGTCAGTTACGGTGTCTTCACGTAACCGCAGCAGCACTTGATTCACTGCTTCTAAATACGTCATGATAACATTCCTCGTCCGGTCATGCCTCTAGCTTGCGCAATGTAGTCAACGTACGGCGCTAAGGTTTTCTTTTGGTAAGGCGTAAGGGTTGTGTATTTAAACAGCTCACTCCATTGCGGCTCAAACGCAGCGCCTGCCGCAGCGGCCATCATGCCAGCACCGGCGCCCATACCGTTGCCATCACCTTCTCCCTCTCCCTCTCCTTCTCCGCTACCTTCTCCGGTTCCAGTGCCTACGCCGGTGCCCTCGCCGCCTACATCAACGCTTTCGTCGCGCCCCGTATCGGCTGTTCCAGTGCCAGTGCCTACGCCAGTGTCTACGCCTGTATCGACACCCGTGTCAACACCTATGTCAACACCTATGTCAACACCTGTGTCCATCCCGCTATCTACAGGTTCCGTAACAACCGGCTCTGTGACAATAGGTTCTACAACGTCTGCGGTAGTGTCAGCATCAATGGTAGAATCTAATACGTTTGCAAGCGTGCCAGCAGCATCAATAATGTCTACTACTTCATCTTGCTGCTCGTCGGGATTGTAGTCTGGTTTGTTTGCGCCAGGCTCAAAAATAACGTCACCAGAAGGTACTTCATCAAACACAGGCGCCCAAACACCGTCGCCCCACACATAACCAATAGGCTCTACGGGTTGTTGATCTTGATAGTCAGTAAGTAACGTATCGTCAAACGTTTCGCCAGTATAATTTTCCCAATCACTAATCAAACCACCGCGTACGTTTGCGTCTGTTTCAGCAAGAATTGCTTCAAGGATTTGATTAGCTACAATGGAGTCAACGCCGGTAGTAACCTCTGAGCCTGCCTGTACTGCGTCCTGAGCATCGCTAACGTCACCCTGTACTGCCCCACCAGAGGTAGGCGCAGCAGCGTCTGTAGTGGACGTAGAGGGCGCCTGAGAGCTTGCTCCGCCTCCTCCTACATCTATAGGAGGCTCGTCCATAATAATTACGGGCTCAGTGCTTGTAGCGCCTACTTCTGGAAGGTCAACTACTTGTACCGGAACAGTGTCTTGCTGTTGGTTTTGAGTATCCATTACAGCAGGGCCAGCAGCGCTAACACTTCCAAGCGCCGTTAAGCCATCTTGTCCAGCACCAAAGCCACCACCCAATGCGCCACCAACAGCCCCGGCAAGTGGGTCTCTACCCGTTGCGGCTGCAAGGCCAGCACCTAACGCTCCGCCAACACCTGCCGTTAAAGCCGTAGTGCCTGCTGCGCCCAGCCCGCCGCTAGCGCCACCAAGTGCAGCCGCAGCGCCTGCTGAAGATGCTCCTACAGCGGGACCAAGAATAGAACCTACAATGCCAGTCGCAATGCCAGGAATAGCAAGCGACAGCAAGCCGCCAGCAAGAGCGCGTAATTCTGGGCGTGTATTTATTGTCCACGATTCGCGAGGAATCGGCGTACTAAGTTTTAAGTTGTAAGCTTCACGGTATTCTTCTGGAGTGTTGTATGCAATTTGCTGATAGTCTGGGCCTTTAGTGCCTTCAGCGTTAATTCCAATTTCTAAAACGCCGGGCTTGCCGCTAGGCATACCGTATACAAAGTCAGACGGCAACTCACCAGAAGCTACGCGCTCTTGAGTTTTTGCTTGGTTAGTTCTGTAGTCTTGCGTAGCACGCGCGTCAAGAATCTGACGATCCATGTCTGGGTCGCCAGTCAAGTCTATAGCAGCCGTGCCCGTGTAGGCTGGCGCAGGGGCAGGCGCAGGTGCTTGCGTAACAGCTTGCGTTAAGGTAGGCGCTGGCTGTCCAGTGCGTGCCGCAACGGCAGCATTGATTTGCTCAGGCGTAACGGTAACACCGCCAAAGTTTAACGGAATGCCAAAGCTAAACCCACCCATTAGTCTTCCTCATCCAAGCGTGACGTACGCTTAAGGTAGAAACGCAGCGCTGCCAAACCAGAACAAATACCAATCAATGCGGCAATCATCTGCATCCACTCAGTGATAAGCGGGAGGTTAGCGGTGATAGCACCAAGCACAGACGTAGCAGCTAGCTGATCTGCAACCTTATGAGCGTTGTCTTGAAGCTGACTCATCGCGTTAAACCTTTAGATTTTTCAAAGCTGCGCAAGCCGCCCAGTCCTAACATGCCCAGCAATACAGTCATTAAGCTATCCATGTCGAAAGCGGGGAGAGTTGGTAGTTGCACACCGGCCCACGTAGCTACAAACAGCACCACAGGAGCTAGCACAAAGTGCCACGCTAGCGCAGCGCCACACACCCAGCCAATAAACGGGCGCCATCCTGCTACCCATATGTTACGATGCTGCGCTTCTTGCTTGTTAATTTCGGCTTGGGCCACAGCGCGCTCTTGCGCATGGCGCTCAGCCATCGTAGCAATCTCATGCGCAAGCGCAGCTTTCTGATCTTTGTCTTCGATAAACTTGTCAAGAA